GGACGCTGATCGAGGAGGGCGCCCTGCGCGGGCCGTTGGATGACCGCACCCAACTGGTCTGGCGCAGGATCGAGGACCTGCTGGCCAAGAGCATCGTCGTGCGGCGCGAGCTGGCGACGCTGCTGTCGAAGGTTACGATCGGCGAGCGGGATGAAGGCCTGAAATGACCGATCAGGGCGTGGTCGAGGATCTCAGGGCTCGCTCACCCGGTGCGGCAGCCTTGGCTCTCGCCGCGCGCGGCATTCCCGTGTTCCCGTGCAATCCGGACCCGGCGCCGGGACGTTCCAAGGCGCCACTGGTGCCAAAGGAAAGCGCGCCGGGCGCGAAGGATGGCGGGCTCTACCTCGCCACGACAGACGCCGCGCAGATCCGCGCATGGTGGGCCAGGACGCCCGACGCGCTGATCGGCATGCCCACCGGCCCGCGGTCAGGCGCGTGGGTGCTCGATCTCGACCCGAAGACGCACCCGGCCGGTGACATGCTGACCGCGGTCAGCGTCTTTGTCGGGGTCGACCTGGCCGACGGGCCGCGCGTGCTGACGCAATCGGGCGGCCTGCACCTCTACTTCCGCTATCCGGTTCTCGACGATGGCTATCTCGGCAACCGGTCCGACCTGTTCAGGCGGGCAATTCCCGACCAGGACTCGCCGATCCACCGGCACGTCGATACGCGCGGCGAAGGCGGCTATGTGATCGTCCCGCCGTCCGTGATGCGCAACGGCAAGGCCTATGCCTGGCACGTCACGGGCGAGGCCGGTGACTTTCCCGACGCGCCGCCCCGGCTGCTCGATCTGGTGCTGCGGCGCGGTGAATTTGCTGTCTCCGGCACTGCTTCGTCAGACGACACGCCATCGGTCACCCACACCTTCGCCCCCCTGTCGGAATCGCCGGGCGACAAGGCCATCAAGGGCTATGCCAGGGCGGCGATGGATCGCGTGCGGGGTGATGTCTCTACCGCGCCGACAGGATCGCGAGGCTCGACCCTCAACGCCGCAGCCTTCACGCTCGGCCAGTTCGTCGCCGCCGGGGTGCTGTCCTCGCGCGAGGCGACGGCCGCGCTGCAGGATGGCGCCGACGCCTGCGGCCTGACCACAACCGACGGCGCGGGGGAGCGGGATGCCAAGATCCGCAGGGGGCTCGAAGCGGGCTCGCGCGAGGCTGCCAAGCTGCAGGCGCGCCTTGCCGAGGTTCGCGCCGAGGCCGAGGAGCGCGCCGCCAGGTATGACCGCCGCTTCCGCCCACCGCCGGCGTCCGCAGATGACTATGGCACGGTCCGCACCGTTTCCGAGCGGCCCGCCACCCGCGACAGCGCCGGGCCGAGGGGTGAGGAGCGCGACACCGCTCACCAGCCCGATGACGATGCCCTGGCGGACGAGGACGGCCCATCGCTGGGCGACGTGTCCGACGTCGACCTTGCGATTGTCGAGGGCTGTGCGCTGCTCGACGCATCCGATACCGACAACGCCGAACGGTTCCTCCGGCACTTCGGTCAGGATTTCGTGGTCGTGGCGCAGGAGGGCGTTGCCGGGGGAGACAGGGCCGTCTGGTGTGGGACCCATTGGGATCTCGCCGGCGGCACGGCACGGGCGCAGACATTGGCAAGCCGTCTGGGCGGCCGCGTCGCGCTCGAGGCCGAATTCCTGCGCCACACGCCGGACGAGGTCAGGGCGATCGATGCGGCGCGCTATCTCCCCGAAGATGACGACGAGGGTCTGACCAAGGCCGAGAAGCGTCTCGTCAAGGCCCGTGACGCCGCCCGCCTCGCGCTTCGCAAGCGCCAGGCCCGGCGCCTTGCGCACGCCGTCCAGACCAAAAACGCCGCCAGGGTCGACAGCCTGTTTCGCTTCGCCGACCCCCGTGCCCGGCGCGCTCCAGCGGATTTCAACGTCAACCGGATGGCCGTGGCCACCGCGACGCACACGCTGCGGATTGGCGCCGAGGACGATCCGGAATGTCCGGATCCCGACATCACGCGCCGCAAGGGTATCCTGGTCGAGGAGCCCTGCCACCGGCGCAACGACTGGATGACCGCCTGCATCGCGGTGCCTTGGAAAGGCCTCGACGCGCCCTGCCCGAAGTGGATGACATTCCTCGGCGAGACCATGCCGGATGCTGCCAAGCGCCGGACCGTCCAGGCGTTCACCGGGCTGGGACTGACGGCCGAGCCCGTGCAGTACCTCATGTTCCATTATGGCGAGGGCCAGAACGGCAAATCCGTCTATCTCGAGACGGTGATGCGCATCATCGGTGGATTTGGCGTCGGCCTGCCGCGCGAAAGCATCATCGGCGCAGGGGATCGCGGCGCCGGCGGCGCCAGCCCGGACATCATCCGGCTCTATGGCAAGCGGATGGTGCGAATCCTCGAGGCGAAGAAAGACGCGCCCCTGCAGGAGGACCTGGTCAAGCGCCTGACGGGCGGCGAGGCCATGCCAGCGCGCGCCCTGTTCAAGGGTTATCTTGAGTTCCAGAACACCGCCAAGCCGCACATGAGCGGCAACGGATTCCCGTCGGTCGATGGCGGCGACTTCGGCACCATGCGCCGCCTGCTGATCGTCCATTGGGATCAGACGATCCCCGACGACAAGAAGCGCGAGCTCGAGGAGATGGTCTCGGAGTTGGTGCGCGAGGAGGGCCCCGGCATCCTTGCCTGGTTGGTCCGCGGCGTCCTGGACTATGCGGCGAACGGTCTGATCATCGCCGACGACATCCGGGCCGCCACCCGCAGCTACGGCGAGGAGCAGGACCCGATCGGCCAGTTCCTGCGCATGTGCGTCCGCCCGGCACCGGGCCGGCGTATCGCTGGCGGCGAGCTGTATGACGCCTTCACCAACTGGCGCGTCGCCAACGGCAAACCGACGCGGTCCCAGAAAAAGGTCGGGACGGTCGCCACCGCTCGGTTTGCGAAAACCGAGATCGGTGGGCGCATTTTCTACCTGGACGTCGAGCTGCACGACGTCCCATCGCGCCCCGAGACCCCCGGATCAGATCGCGGCGAGACGACACGAGATCGTCCTTTTGGCGGGGATGGCGGGGATTTGTAGAGGGTCGAGTTGCGATCCCCGCCATGCTTTTTGCAAACGACAACAAACGGTTGAAGCCGGTTGGCGGGGATGGCGGGGATCAGCGCACGCGTACCTATGACAAACGGGGTTTGGGGGGCCGAATGAGACTGCAGCGCTTCTCTCCATACACATGGAATGATCCACGCCATGCCCCCCAAAATGATTGTAAATCATTGTAATAACTATCCTTTTTTGTGGCGGTGATCGCGAAAAACCCCCCGCCAGATCCCCGCCATATCCGCCAACGCTCCGGAGATGTCGATGAACAGGATGATGAGCATCGAGGCGGCCCTTCGCTGGGCCTATCGCGACGAGCTGCCGAAGCAGCCGGCCCGGGTCCGGCCGCCGGAGGAGGCGGGCAAGCCCTGGAACAAGATCTCGGCCGTCGGCGACTACGGCACCGTGATCGACAGCATGGTCGATCTCGAAAACCAATATGGCGTCTGCCCGTTCGTCGTCTCCGAGACCGGGCCGCATCCCGATGCCGTGGCGCTGCACGCGGCCGTGTGCCGGCTGGACGCGCTCGACCTGGCGCTCCCCGATGACTGGAACCCGCTGGCGGATTGCGGCATGGGCGATGATGCCGGCCCGGCCGCCGCGCGCGCCGCCCGGGCGCTGGTGTTCGTCGACGGCGAGGGCCGGTCCCGCCTGAAACAACCGCTGCGCCTGCTGATCCAGCGCTGTGCCATTCTCGGCCCGCCGATCTGGGAGACCAAGCCGCCGGTGCGCCGCGAGGTCACCGGCCCGGATGGCCGCCCGCGCTGGTTCCGCCGGGTGACGATCCCCGTCGGCCCTGGCGCCCACCCCTACGAGATCGAGATCGACGGGTTCGACGCAAAGCGTCGCCGGCCGCATCCCGAGGCCTTTCGCCGTTTCGTGTGGGAGCCGGATCCGGCCGGCATCGCGGCTGATCGCGGCGAGTGGGAGCTGTGGCGCGCCTGTCTCGACATGCTGGTCAGCGATCCCGATCTGCAACTCGACACCATCGTGCTGCGCCCGTCTGACCTGCCGGCAAGGCCGTGGGAAACACAGCACCAAGGCCCGCGCGTTCACGTTCGCGGGCTGGCGCCATCGCACGGTGAAAAAGCTCCATGACCAGGCCTGGGCGATCGTTGACTTGCGACTGAGATTTGGTCACAAGCGGTCCACCATCAAAACGAAACGAGAACCCCGGCGCGAAAGCGGTCCGGGGTTTTGTGTTTTCTGAACCCTGCGAGGCCGTCCTGATGTGCCAGTGCGCTGAACGTCGCGCGGTGATCGTCCAGGCTGTCGCCGGCCACGTGCCGATCGTGCAAGCCGCGGCCTTTGTGACGACTTCGGCGCTGCAGGATCTGCGCGGCATTCCGACGGCGGCGATCTCGGCCGCACGGGCACGGCTCGCCGGCATGGGTAGGCGCCGCTGATGTCGGGCGGCATCTCGCTGCAGGTCGACATCGCGCCGCTTCTGGCGCTGGCGACAAGGCTCAGGGCCGCCGACAAGAGGGTCGCGACCGCAATCCGCCAAGGGTTGAACGAGGGTGGCGACCTCGTCCGGACCGATGTGCGCCGTGCGCTGCAGAAGGTGACCGGGCTGCGGACCTACAGGTCGGTGACCAGCCGCACGCGCTCGACCAAGGCGACCGAGGGAAGCCTGCGATACACGATCATTGGATCGGGCAAGGGCATCCCGATCAGGGAATTCACGACCAAGGGCACGCTCGGCCCGGGCGGCGGCGTCACGTCCAACCCATGGGCCACGCTGCACATGTTCAAGCGCTCGTTCGTCGGCACGGGCCGGATCGCGGGCCAGTTTCGGGCACGTCTGCCCGGCCCCGGGGTCGACCGGTGGGTGAAGGGCGGACTATACGGCGTCCACAAGGTCAGGACACACCCGACCCGCGCGCTCTACGGCCCTTCGATCCCGAGAGAGATGCTGCAGGGACCGGTGCCAGGCCTGTTCCTGATCTCGACCGGCGCGCAGGTTTCGCCCGCCATCATCAAGCGGGTGAGCCGCGCCCTCATCGGCTGACCGTCGCCCCGACCCACCGCCATCGCCGGCAGGGGAGGGGATGGCCGGCTCAGCAGGGGGGCGTCGGGTCCTTCCCCGCCCCCCGCCACCCCGCGCGGCCGGAGCAGTCCGGGAAAACGCTAGCCAGATTCTGGAAATTCAAGGCGAACGGTCCGAACGAACATGAACGGCGTCCCGAACGGTGAACCGCCGGGGCTTTGGTTGTCCGTGTCCGAGTTGGCAAGGGCGCGGGGCCTCGCAAAATCGAGCGTTTCTGCCCGTGTTGCCAGCCTCGTCGACAAAGGGCTGATCAAGACGCGGGCAGGCGTCAAGCGGTCGAAACTGATCAACGTGGCCGCGTTCGACCGCGCGATCGGCGAGACCGGTGACCTGGCGCACGCGCAGGCCCCGGAGCTGGACGACGCGCCGCTGCTGGCCACCGCCCGGCCCGCGGCCGAGACCGCATCGGCAACCTACACCCGCGAGCAGGCCCGCGAGAAGTCCTACGCGGCCGACCTGAAAAAGCTCGACCTCGACGAGCGCCTCGGCAAGCTGGTGACGGTCGAGTCCGTCCAGGCCGCCGCGGTTCGCCTGGCCGAGACGCTTGTGCGCCAGATCGACCAGATTGCCAGCCGCGCCGACGACATCGCCGCGGCCGTGGCAAAGGGCGGCGTGCAAGGCGCGCGAGGCGCACTCAAGATGGCCGCCCGCGAGATCCGCGAAAGCATGGCTCGTGAACTCGAGCGACTGGCCGATGCGGCGAAGGCCGAGCACGATCTGCAGCCCGACAAGCCGGCCGACGTCGACGAATGACCATCGCGTTCCGGTTCAACGCGACAGTCGTGGCAGCTCGCGCTGCAGCGGCCGTGCTGATGCCGCCGGCGCCGATGCGCCCGACCCAATGGGCGCGCGACAACCTGGTCGTGCCCGACGGGCCTCGCGCTGGCGAGCCGTGGTCGCTTGAGCTGACCCCCTACGTCGCCGAGCCGCTGGACTTCATGGGCCCGGATTCGCCGGTCAACGAAATCGCCATCCGCAAGGGGGTGCAGACCGGTTTCACGACGCTGGCGATCGCCATGATCGGCCACTCGATCGACCGCGACCCCTGTCGGATCATGGTGATCCAGCCGACCGACGGCGCCCTCTCGGACTTCAACCGGGAGAAGCTGCAACCGGCTATCGAAGGATCGAAGGCGCTTGCGGCCAAGGTCGCGGCGCAGACGAGCCGCTCGGCCACGGGCTCGACGACCTACAGCAAGCGATTCCCGGGCGGCTCGCTGACGCTGGCCATCGCTTCCTCGCCCGCCGATCTGCGAAGCAAGACCATCAAGAAGATGGTCCGCGACGAGATCGACGAGTATCCCGACGACCTCGACGGCCAGGGCTCGCCGCTCAAGCTGTCGGAAGGCCGCCTGACCAGCTTCCTCGCCCAGGGCGACTGGAAACTGATCGACATCTCGACGCCAACGATCAAGGGCGCCAGCAAGATCGAGGAGCGGTTCGAGGAGGGCGACCAGCGGTTCTGGCGCGTTGCCTGCCCACACTGCACGCAAGAAAACGGAAAATCGTCCGAATTCAGCTTTGAATGGGGCGAAAACTTCCGTTTTTCGCGCGAGTATCCGCACAAGGCGCATTATGTCGCCCCGTGTTGCGGCTCGGTGATCGAGCCCCATGAGAAGGCCGGCCTCGTCCGAAAAGGGCGCTGGGCGGCCACACTTCCCGAGCCCGGGCGGTTCCCAAGCTATCATTTCGACGCGCTGTCCTCGCCGTTCGTGCCGTGGGACCACATCGCCAAGGAATGGATCGACGCCGGCGAGGACCCGACCAAGCTCAAGGCCTTCTGGAATCTTTGGCTGGGCCTCGCCTACGAGATCAAGGGCGACGCGCCCGACCACGAGCTGCTCTACGCGCGGCGCGAGGATGGCCTCGTCCGCGGCCACGTCCCGGCCGGCGGCCTCATGCTCGTTGGCGCGGCCGACGTGCAGATGCGCGGCATCTGGTGGGAGGTGAAGGCGCTGGGCCTGCGGCGGGAAAGCTGGGTGGTCGACGCCGGTTACATCGACGGCGACACGTCGAGCCCGACGGGCAGCGCGTTCGAGGCCCTGCGCGCCCAGGTGCTGAACAGGGACTGGCCGGACGCCTGGGGCCGCAAGCGCTCGCTCGACGCCTTCGGCATCGACTCCGGCTACCAGTCGCACGCGGTCTACGGCTGGGTCCGCTCCGTGCAGCGCCTCAACCGCGCCGGCAAGGACGTGGTCTACGCGCTCAAGGGCGCCGACGGCTGGGGCCGCCCTGCCATCGGCTCGCCGGTCCTGGTCGACATCCGCCTCGACGGCCGCAAGGTCAAGAAGGGCTGCAAGCTCTGGACGATCGGCACCTGGCCGCTCAAGGGGGCCTATTACGAGGACCTGCGCAAGCAGCGTACCGACTTAGGCGTGCCGGAGGGCTTCCACCATTTCGGCGCGTGGCTGGACATGGCGTTTTTTCGCCAGGTCACGGCCGAGTATCTCACCGACGAGATGCTGCGCGGCAAACCCCGCCGCGTCTGGAAGATCCGCGCCAGCGAGCGCGACAACCACTGGCTCGACACCGAGGTCTACATCGCCGCGCTCGCCGAGCATCTCGGCCTGCAGCGGATGACCTCGGACGAGTGGGCGGTGCTGATGGTCGAGCGCGGCCCGCCTGGTGACGATCCTGCGCCGCTCTTTGCGCCGCCATCCTCGCCTTCCGCGCCCCTGGTGGCCTCTCGTGAGGCGTCCGCCCCTGATGCCGGGCGGGCCGAACCCGTGCCGGCAGCGCAACCCGCCGGCCCCCGGCCGGCTCCGAAGCGCACAGGCTGGTCCGGCGCTCGTCCCGGCTGGCTCAAGCGCAACCGATAGGGTCTTTTGCATGGCCTACAGGCAAACCGACTTGGACGCGCTCGAGTTGGCGATCGCCACCGGCGCGCTCAAGGTCCGGTACGCCGACGGCCGCGAGGTCACCTACCGGTCCCTCGCCGAGATGCGCTCCCTGCGCCGCGAGATCCGCGCTGCCCTCGGCCTGTCCGAGCCCGGCCGCACCATCGTTGTGGAGCATCGCCGGTGAGCGCCCCCGGCAAGCCCTTCGGCCAGCTGAACTGGCTCGACCGTGCGGTCGCGGTGTTCTCGCCCAACGCTGCGCTCGGTCGCGCCAAGGCCCGCCTGCAGCTCGACATCGTCGCGCGCGGCGGCTTCGAGGCGGCGCGCGCCGACTGGCGCGGCTCGTCCTGGCGCGCGGAGCCGCCCG